CGCTCTTCCTATCGTATTAAGAGCGAATGTCCCAGAGCCTTTACAGTTTACAGACGTGCCATAAACAGCAGCACCAAGAGTAATTGTAAAGGACCTAGAACCATTACTATTGTGCGTAATAGTTTTAGTTCCAGTTTTTATGGTTCCTACCTTTCTCTCTACACGATCACTCTTGTTATAGACCGTTGCACCATCAATGATAACGTAAAGAGTACGTTCAGCAAGCCAACCTCCGCTATATCCTTGCGCCGATAAGGTCCAGGAAATCGTAGACGTATTATTCGCTGTAGACTGAGTTGCAGTCCACGACAGCTGATAATATCGACCGTTGCTATCCGCATTTGTTTTAACAGTTCCGCTTAGCGCCATATTTTATGCCTCCTTAACCTTTAATAGCATCAGTGATCCATCACTTCTGGGAGTGAATGCAAAGTTACCAAACTGGGCTCGCTCATTAACTTCGACAACAATATTACCAGTATGAAAATCGTTTCCATCCCACCATCCGATAGGAGTTCCATTTTTCGTAAACTGTATCATATCATTATCGAGTTTTAATTTAAGACTATTTTCGTCTTTTCCGATTTCGATTCCATCTGTACTAAATCGAATATACTTAGTAAGCTCTTCAAATTTAGTATCGACTTTTCCGTCAACTGTTTCTATTGATGAATTGGTCGATGTAAAATTCATTTCTATCTGATCAGAGAGAACTTCTAACTGACTTTTTGTCGAGCTCTTATAAGTATTGTACTCGTCCTTTTCGACATAATCCTCTAAGGCATTGAGAACAATACCATGTACGTCGTTCGTAATTGATGCTGACTGACTTGCTATAGAAAGCTCTAAGTCATCCGCCGTTGAATCAATTTTATTATCGACGTCTTCAGGAGCAGGAGTCCAGTCCGTTGGTTTATTACCCTTCTCTACCTTGATCCAATGAATCGTTGTTTCACCAGTGACTGTACCATTGTTAGGTAATCTAAAAATATCAATATTTCCATATGAAGGATTATCTTCTGGCGTTCTTCCGTCATAATAGGAAGCAGTAAATGTCCCTGAGATAATTTGCTTAGTTGTTCCATTAGGAACTAACGTTACAAGAGGCGTATATGCTCCACTTACATAAGGTATCAATTTTGTAACATTTTCTGCCGGAGTTACACATAAACTCATTGTATATGTTTCTCCAGCTACTAAATATGACGTTGGTTTATATGTTACAATTTTATATTCACTTGATACATGTTCAACATTACTTTTTTTAATTAGATTTCGTCCGCCAATTTGAAGATTATCTACGGAGTCTTTGGCCGCTGCTGCATTTGCATTGGCTTCGGTAACCATTGTACCAACATCTTTATTGCTCGCACTTAAATATATGCTGTTCGCCGAAATAGCGAGTTTATAAGTATTGTCGGTGTCTTTATAATATTTTAGATAGTTACTGGCATCGCCAAAAACAGCTTGACCGTCATTATCCAAATATATACCTCTAGTGGTATTAGAAGCTGATTCCTTAGTACCAGAATATATAGAGTTTTCAGTAATTTTAAAGCCGCCGATAGTAGCATCAAAAGCAACAAGATCGGTAACGCTAATCTTTGTAGCAGTTATTGACTTAGCTGTTATGACACTACCGTTAAGACTGTTATACTCTGTCTGCTGAGTTTCGGTTGTAACACCGTCCGTATTCAGCTTGTAATATAGGCCGTTTTCGCCTTTTACAACAAGCTTATCTGCTACGACAGTACCGCCCTCGATCAAGTCACCCTTAATTGTGACACCAACTAATTCACCGGTAATAGTTCCGCCTTCGATTGTAAGATCTTTTATTATACCGGATTTAGCATAAAACTCTTCTATAGCAGCCTGTCCGATATTCGAGAAATCAATATTGGCGTACTTAAGATCTGCAGAAGCGGCAGATAATTTATTAGTTTCCAAGTTCTCAATAGAAGCATCTACTGCTGCTAATTTAGTTGTAGTCGTATTCTTGAAATCGGCATAAGTACTAGACAAATTATTAACACTGACGTTTGTAGCTTCTAGATTCTCTATAGTAGCATATTTTGCATCGGCAATTTCAACGCTTAGCTTATTTGCTTCAAGATTATCAATGCTAGCAGACTGCGCGTTTAATGTTTCATTGATAGTTACATTATCAGCGGTCAATGTCTCAATATTTGCATTAGCAGCATTAAGATCTTTTCTTATGTTGACAGTATCGGTATTTAGCGTATCAATTCTAGCGTTTGTTGCATTAAGTTCTTCCGTGTCAACTTTATTTGCGATTATTGTATCGAACTCAGATATCTGTGTACCTAATTCCTCTACATCACTGTTTCTGGCAGAAGGGGATGATATGTTTCCTGTGACAATCGCGGAATGATCTTTGATCATAACCGTAACTCTTTCGTCAGGCTTAACAACAGTCGTAGATGTTATAGGAGTAAGTCGGTCAGATCCGTCAAGTTTGACATAAACCTTGTCATTATAACTGACGGTTGTTCCATAAACAACTTCTTCTGTTTTAGTCTCTTCTTTTTCTGTTGTAATTTTTGCAAACTGAGATATAAGTTCGTTTGATAAAGCCATAGAAAATATCACCCCCACAATTTAGTAGTAAATATCGCTTTTTCAGTAACCGGGCAACCAGGTTCACACTTAATTGTCTGGCTTATTACTCTCGCTTTAATGTTAGTTAATCCAGCTCTTGAATAATTTAGTCGGACACAATCTCCTAGTCTAACTGGGCAATAAGCGTGAGTATAAGAAATGGTATACTCTAAAGAAGAAAGCTCTTTTAATAAACTTTCGGCATACTCTTTTATTTGGTTCTCGGTAGGATCTCCTATAAGATCTGGATTATTTACCCTATGAATAATTTCTCTTCCACGATTCTCTACAGAAATCGGACTATTAGAATCATTATTAACAACTCTAGTTTCATAGTAGTCGTTTCCACTCGAATATATCACTTCGACGACATTCGGAATTCCATACAGATCATGGTTCATAGTTAATTCTGGATATAATATTGAACTGTTGTCGTCATTATACTCCCATACAGGCTGAAGAGACGCTGTTGCCTGTTTTGGGGCAAACAGTATTCTACCTAACTCATCAAGATCAAATCTGTATTTCGCATTTGAAATAAGATCTCCAACATATGTTAGCCAAGTATCACTTGTATCTGCAACAAAATCTCTAAAGAGCTTATCAGAGCTCGCTGGTTCAACGACAGGAGCTCTGACATGATCTCTTGTTATCATATAGGCATTCTGCATGATATTTTCATTCTTGCCAACATAATAACCTAAAGGAGGCGGGTTTTCTTTCAATTCGAGTAAAGGAGTATAAGCATCCATAGATACGTCTAGAGTCTTTCCTGTAAAAGTTGACGAAGGTGTCTGAACTAAAAACGTACCTAAAGGATGCTTCTCTTTTAATCCATTTTGAATCGTTATAAGATATATTCTTATATAGCATTCTCCAACAGAATTCGTTATATCAATCGTTGCAGATCCGAGAGTGTCTGCTTCTATATCCCTAGAAATAGATGATGACTTAACAGTGGTCAAACGCTTGCTGTCCATCCAAGTTCCTGGATCTACAATATAATATTCGAATGTCTGTTCCATAGATTTAGTCCAATCGGGCATATTATGCTCCTCCTTCGACTCTTGTTACGCTAAAAGAAATTGGTATTGTCAAGTCGAGATGCTTCTGACTGTAGGAAACTGAAATATTAGCCCAATATCCGCTTCCAGAAGGTTCTCTAACGTAAACATCGCCCGTCCATATTGCCAGACGACGAATAGCATAGAGAGTTTCCTTATCATATTTTGGTATCTCAACATTCCATGTTGATGTGACTCCTAACTGAGATCCGTAATAACTTACAGGATGCTTTCGACCTATATACTCAACAAGAGAAACGTCGATAGAATTACTATCCGACACATCTATATTATACGGTAATTTAAGCATCGATCCAGTCCACGTCGGCTCTGTTGGTAAGTCATCTTCGCTAACATCAAAGTCTGACCAGTCATCATCCCACTGAATTATAACTGAATTGCATCCAACAGGAAATCCAGGAAGATCGTAATAACTTACTGTTCCGGTTGACGTAGTAGTCGCTACTACTCTATAGCGAGCATAATCGAGTGCCGGATGAGGATCCGTTATAGACACATTTTTCACATTATCAAGCCCAGAAGCAAGTTCTGTAAATGATCCATCGAATTCTCTACGATAGACAGAAAGCGTGACTCCTTCTATAAAATCGTCGTTTTCATCTTTACAGCACGGAGTAATATAAGCAACATATGCTTCGTCATCGATCGATACTGCTGCATCTGGTTCATATGAAACCTCAGCCCAAGACACAGATATTGTTGTGCTTGCTTCTGCTGTTAATCCGGAATTCATAGAAACAACACACGTTATTTTATATTCCATTCCGTTAGCTAAATCTACATTTCCGGCCGATAATTCAACCATCAAAGCATCTGACGTGTCAAAATATTTAGAATATACTTCTTCGCCTTCATTAACCGTTTTAGGATTTCCTATGTTGTCGACCGTCTCATACGCCTGGTTAGATGCAATAGATACATAGTAACCTATTGGCGCCTGAGTATTAGGTCCAGCCAATGCCGAAACATAAAACGGGAATGCGGTTAGAGTACTTATGGCTGTTCCAGCACTATTTATAACACTTAACGCAAGCGTCGGTGTTGCGTAAATATCAATTGTTCTTTGAACAGACCAATCGCCATATTTTTTAGTAACACCAGCTGTTCGAACTCGCCACTTTATCTTAGTTCCTTCTGAATATGTTGACGTGTCTACAGAATATGAACTTGTTTTATCTTTTAAGTCAGGATCAGTCGTATTCTTTATTGTGTAGGTATATTTCGTATCATTGAAATATATCTCTAGCTCTGCATATGTCTGACTAGACCCATCTTCTGAATTATGAACCCAATATAAGTTCAAAGGATCACCAACAATAGCTGTTGTAGTCGATGACCAAGTAGTAGGAGCTGAAGGAGCTTTACCTACTATGGTTGATGCTATAGGCGACCATGTTGATTCACCTTTTTCATTGACAGAACGCACTCTGAAGAAATATTCCTGACCGGATGTAAGGCCCGTCTTTTCATAGTGAGTAAACTCGATTCCGGTAACTGTTGTCGTCTGATCTGAACCGTCAAAATATTTTTTCTTTGTTGTGTATTCAATGTCGTATGTCTTAGCGGTACTTACCGCAGTCCATTCCAAATATACAGAAGTTTCTGAACTGGCTCGGCATATCGTTATTCCCTTTGGAGGAGACGGTATAGCTTTATTAGAACCAGAGAAATCAGACCATTCGCTGTAAGCCTTAGCTGTTCCAGCAATTCCAATAGCTCGACATCTAACTCTATACTCGCCACCTGCATCGACTCCGCAAGTAAACGACGCTTGGCAAGCCAAAACAGGAGCTGTTCCACTGTTTATAAGTTTAGTTCCGTTATATACTTGGAATTCTATATCTGCGACCTTCGAATCTGATATGTTATCAACTGATGCCGTAAGCTTATACTTTTCAATTTCGACAGTAGGCACAGGCGGCTTATCCGGAATTTGCGTCGCTGAAATAGCATAGCTAGCCCATGCTTCAGTTCCTGTCCAATAATAAGCCGTTTTGTTATTTGAGCCTGTTGTATACGTCTTTGATACGGGTTTTACGCCAAGACAAATTCTTATAGCATTTGATGGGGGGTTATAAGTTGACTGCTTTTCTTTTATTTCAGACGTGCTGGCTTTAAACCATACGGAATCACCGGTGTCGTAATACCACGTTACTCTGTAAAAGTCAAGTTTATCTTCGCTACCCGATGAAGTTGAAGTAGACGAACCAGTTCCGCCAGATAAATACTTAACAGCGATGGCGCTTTGAATATTGTGGTCACCTTTCTGGCACTTTCCGAGAACAGCTCTATCGCCTTTAACCTGTGTAACATACCATTTCTCTTTTTTAACCCAAGCCGGGATGGCGACTCCGTTGTAATACTTTGTCGCCTCCGACTTTATCGAAACCAAGTTTCCGGCTTTTACTGCACCGGAGGAAGATGTTGTAGCCTTTCCTTGGCCACTAAATGTCCATGTTGCATAATAGGTACCATCGGTACCGGTTTGCTTTTTTATAGTTAACCCAGAAACAGTTGGCAAACTTATCTCCTCCTTTCAACTCTAACGGCTCTAACAAGAGTAGCCACAGCATCAGAAACGTTACTATCATCATTATAAGTAATTCCGTTAATCTGATATGTGTCACCAGTCTTGCCAGATATCTTATTACCTAGATCTTTTATTGCGGAAATAACGTCGTCGTTACCTCCATTTTGATTTCCATTCATCATTGAAGTAATTGCCCGTACATTTGACATTACGCCAACAGACGGATTGGCACCAAACATTCTACTTATCGAACTGGCTCCGGCTCTAACATCACTGAGATCAAGAACCGGCCTGATAGTCGGCTGTGCATCAATATCAGAATTGATAACGTCTGAAATCTTAGCTACAGCATCACTCAAACCAGATTTAGCTTTAGATGCCATTTCAAAGCTTGCTTTATATGCTTTTGTCGTATGGTCTTTAAGTGCATTTACAAACGCAACGCCTGCATAATCACCAATTCCGTAAAACACCTTCGACGGAGAACGCTCATCAAGAGCTTTTCTTGCTGCTTCAGAAGCAGCGTCGGCCATCGCTTTAGCTTTAGCTCTAGCTTTGTAGGTATTAGCACTAATACCATCTGCAAAACCATCAACAGCATACTTACCCGCTTCACGGAACTGAGAGTAATAAGACTTTATCAACGATATTGCAGCTTTAAGAACTGCAGAAAAGCTGTCTTTTATGGCTTTCGTGTTTTGTGATATGCCTGACGCAAATTTGCTTGCCATATTTTTTCCAACGCCGACAAGCAACGACTCTTTTGATTCAACTCCCTTGATGAAAGAATCAGTCATTTTACTACCGGCAGAAGATACCTTCGAACTCGAATCACTGAACGCACTTATGAATTTATCAACAGCTGATTTACTTATACTTTTAAGGTTCTTTCCGAGCGATTTCAGATTTCCGAAATCGACTCCTTCTGATTCTTTAGCTAAGCTAACAAGCGACTTAAATGCTGTTGCCGAAGCTATAATACTTGTAGCATTTATTCCAGAAACAGATTCGCTGTATTTTTTCATACTTTCGCCGAACTTTGCGATCTTATCGCCAAATGAGCTAATATTCTTCGATCCAAATAATGTCTGCATGACACCTGTTTCTGGAAGAGCGTTTGCTACATCAGACAAACCTTTTGCAACTATAACTGAATTTGCAATTCCTTCGACATTTAAGCCTGTTACAGCTTCACCATACCCTTTCAGAGCACTGCCGAAGTCGGTTAGTTTAGTCGCAAAATCTCCGAGATCATTGCCTCCAAATATCAACTGGGCTAAGCCGCCGCTTTTAGGAATAGCGTTTGCTACATCAGAAATATATTTAGCCGCATTTGCAGATGCTTGAATATCAGAAGCATTTATACCACTAACAGCAGCAGCATATTTCTTCATTCCCTCACCGAACGGAACCAGCTGCTCTGCAAAGCCTGCTAACGACGATCCTCCGCTTATAAACGAAGCAATGCCGTTAACAATATCTGCCGCTGTAAGAAGAAGTATCACTTTAGCAAGAGTTCCGACATTTTCAAGTACTGATGCATCGATCATCTTTGCGCCAACTATAAATGGCGTAAGGTTAACCATAAACTTCGACAAATCAGTTGCTATTTCCGGAAGTGAACTAGCTATTCCTTTTGATATGCCACCTATAAGTCCTCCGATAAACTGTCCGATAGCTGTACCTATTTTTTGCAACAGGTTTCCGCCTTGCGAAATGAACCATTCTAAGCCTGGTATCTGAGCCAATCCACCGAGAGTAGCCAGAACAAACGCCAATTCTGCTACAATAGTGCCCATCGCAAATACTCCGATCATGGCGGCCGGAGCAAGCAATGCTGTTGCCGCAAGAGCTGTCATCAAAGCTGCTAATATACCAACAGCGGCTATTCCTTTTATAAGAGTTTCTTTATCTATTTTCTTAAGCGCTTCTACAACACCAGAGAAAAATGACATAAATACATCGACAGCAGCTTGAATAAGTTGAGGAAGATTCTTAGCGACTCCTTCAAGTACTCCGATTAAAAACTTAAATAGCAAATCTATTATCTGCGGAGTATATTTAGCAAGCGATTCTAATACACCGAGTATCAATTTAAGGGCACCGAGTGCTATTGCCGGTACACACTCGACAATTACATCAACTAGCACGAGAATAAGCGTCTTCAAAGCTTTTCCAATTGCAGAAGCACTTCGAGTTATGACCTCGCATATTACGACAATTGTATCGGTGAGAACCTCTATTATTGACGGGATAATTTTAAGAATTCCAACAACTATAATTGTTAACGCAGAAATTATACCTGTCGCTGCCGCTACTAATGTTCCTGATAAAGCAGTTAAACCTGCTGACAATATTACTACACCAGCTCCAGCAGCTAAACAGCCAAGACCAAACAACGCGACAGCTCCGGCAAGAGCCACAATGACAGGAACTAAAGGTTCAAGAAGATATCCGGCTACACCAAGAATTGCTAATGTTCCTGCTATCGCAACGAGTCCTTTTATTATAGAACCCCAACTCATAGCACCTAGAATTGCAAGCGCTCCAGCCAATATAGTTAAAGCGACTGATGTAATTATCAGAGCGGCGGCACCTTCAATAGAATCCTTCATAGCCCTTATAGCAATTGACAGTATTGCCAAAGATCCGCCAAGAACAGCCATTTGCTTGCCGTATTCTTCCCAAGAAATATTTCCCATCTTGCCAAGAGCATCCTGAAGTATTTCGAGAGCTACTCCAATTATAGCAAGACTTATTGCGGATTTTATAATATCATCGCCAGATTCTTCAGATATAGAATTAAAATCGTTTACGAGCATTAATATGCCAGCAATTGCAGCTCCTGCTTTTGCCAACTGCTCCCATTCTAACTGTCCGAATTTGGTGCATACATCGGCAAATATCTCCATAGCTACTCCGATAAGAATCAGCGCTATAGAGCTATTTTTTATGTCTCCAGAATATTGAGATAGTTTCCCGAATCCAGAAGCGATTAGTAAAATGCCTGCTATAGCAGCGCCTGCTTTTCCTAAATCGACCCATTCCATATTTCCAAATTTGGCACATGCGTCAGCAAATATCTCCATGGCAACACCAATTAGAATAAGAGAGAATGATGACCTCATTAATTCATCGGTATCTATAAGCTGCATTAACGCGGCAAAACCAGCAAATTCGAGTAATATAACCGCTATACTAGAGACGCCTTTGCCTAAATCTTCCAAACTGAGTTTAGACAAATCTTTGCATACTGATGCCATTATCTTAAGGGCTACAGCCATTATGACTAACTGATAAGCACCTTTAGAAATATCTTTTCCGCCTTTTGACATAAGCTTAGCTGCACCGACAAGTGCATACATCAAAGCTGATATGCCTATAACTCCTTCGGCCAGTCCTTCCAAGCCCAAATCAGACAATTTCTTTACAGCAGAAGCAAGAATTAAGAGTGACACTGACATCGCTACTATAATAGCGACAGCTTCAAATGCTCCATTATAATCGCCAGTGATCTTCTCAAATAACGCGAGAGCACCAAGCGTTTCTCCAAAAAGAGCTGTTACAGCACCGAGAGATGTGCCTAATTTTTCTACCGGAACTTTAGATATAATGAGAAGAGCGGCTGCTAAGACCGCTACAGCAATTGCTATTTTAAGAATCGTTCCGGCTTTTATATTTTTCTGCCATTCTTCAAGGGATTCTTTTACGCTATTTAAGACTTTTACTATACTGTCTTTTATTCCACCGCTATTTTTAGCTTCTTTCTTAGCTTCTTTATTAAATTTTTTCAATCCTTCTGTAAATTCCTTAAGATCCAAAAGAAAAGAAGTGAATATGCCTCCATTAACGAGACCTACTAAATTATCGAGTCCGCCATTTAAAAAAATATCCCAAATGGCTTTACCTATTCCAGAGGCAGCAGATGATACTTTCTTAGCAACTTTACTTATTACTTCTCCAATTTTCTTAATAACATTAACAAATTTATCAAAGTAGTTAGGAAGTTTTATTTTATTTGTAATTGCTTCTGTAAACTCTTTTGTTTTGTCGATAGCTTTTCCGAGAAAGCCGGTTATTTTATCTACAGACTTGCCAAATAAATTGGATTTACTTATAGATGTTGCTATTCTACTAATGAAATCTCCAAGAGATCCTGTGATATCTAAAATACTACCGCTAAAACCAAATAACTTTCCGACTAGCGTAGCAACTGCAGAAACAATCTTTGTCACGACGCTAACACCGAGTTTAATAACCGAGAACAAACCTTTAAACGTTGATTTGAGTTTAGCAGATTGCTTATCATTTAATTTAAACTTTGCAGTAAGATCTCGAATACGCTCTATAATTTTGTTTAACTGTTGTGCTGTAATCGGAGGAAATATCTCTTTAAAAGCTTCTTTGATTGGCTTTATAATACTCATCAAGCCCTCAAAAGAATTCTTGAGAGATTCTATGAGCATCTTAGCATCAATCTTCGCAATAAAGCCCGATAATTTATTCGCCATATTCATTACTGTTTTAGTAACGGAATCTGCGATCGGGATCATAGCCGATTTTATATCGTTTATTTTTTCTCGTAATGTATTGAACAGTTTTACAAATGCGCCGTTCTGTTCAATCAATGGCGATATAAATAAAGCGCCAATTCTGGCCAACGCAGCTTTAACGTTCGACAAGGCACCTGTGAAGGTCTCATTAGCTTTCTTAGCATGTTCGCCAAAAGCATCGTCCATAGCCGCTGCAAAGGTCTCAAATGAAATTTTTCCTTTTGAAACCATCTCTCTGACTTCAGATTCAGATTTATTCAAATAAGTAGCCAAAGTAGCAGCTGCGTTAAGACCTCTTGAAGCAAGTTGGTTAAGCTGCTCACCCATCAATCGACCATTGCCCGCGACAGTAGTGAATATCTCTCCAGTTTCCTCATATTCACTATTAGTCATCGCGGCAACACCAGCAACGGCTCTAAGTGCCGAAAACATTTTGTCGCCTGCTCTCATTCCTGTTGCAGCATACTGAGAAGCGACTTTTGCAGCAGCGTCCAAACTATATGCAGTTCCATCAACTGAATCATTAACATTTTTCATTATTGCTTGAACTGCCGCTTCATCCTTCAATAAACCTTGAAGCTGGAAGTGAGCATTTTCAAGGTTCGTAGCCCTCTTTTTACCGCCTTGAATTACGCTGTCTGTTACGAAGTTGATGCCTTTTTTGACAAAGCCGATCATTGCATCAGTCATATTTCCTATGACTCGCATTCCTGCAATACCCATAGTAGAAAATCGATTTTCCAGGGCTTCGACTCCACTTGCAATTTTTTCAAACGATACATTGTTAGCTGCTCGTTCAATATTTTCAAAACTTTTAGATGCGCCGTCAAAGTTTAAACTTTGCTTTAGTTTTTCGAGCGTCGACATAGAAGTTGAGACATTCTTTTCAAACTGAGCATTATCAAATTGCATTTCAACAACTTTTTGATCAATTGTTTTGCTCATGCTTTAGTTACCTCCTTCCACGCATCTTCAGCAATTTTATTAAAAATAGGCTGGATTGTTGGATTAATATAATCGATACCTTCTACCCAGCCTCCATTCCGAGTTCCGTGACCATATTGCAAAATTATAGCGATAGGGACTCCTTTATTAATATTTGAGTTATAAAAAGATATAGTTACAGATCCATTTTGATTTTTGATCTTATAATACCATGAACTTGCGGTTAAACCAGAATCGACAGGTGTCGCAGACGCAAGGGCGGCCACTCCCTCTCGACCGTATTTGTCAAGTTCGCCGATTTTAAAGACATTTTTTACTCTCTCCAAATAACGAGTAAAGTTAGAAAAGTCACCCTTTTGTCTGAAACTTATCATTACCTACACCTCTTAAACTCGTGTTGTATAATTCAGTGCAATCCAACCAGCACCGGATTTAAGCTTGCCCCACCCAGCTGATTCATCGACAATCGTATATACACCACGATCGCTTATGCATCCAACGATATTGTAATTCATGCCAGGACCCTTACGAATATTAAGTGCCGAAGCAGTTATCTTAACAACATACGGTTTAAAATTTGCTGTTGCCGGTTTAACTGTGGTGTTAACTACGCTAAGGAATTTTGTATTAATTGCACTGGAAATGGAGTTTTCACCGTCGACAGACTTGTCGATTACGGCTCTGTCGCCTTTAACCTCATCAACAATCCAGTTCTTTTTAATTACCCAGGCAGGGACTTTCTTGCCGTTGTAATATGTTGCTCCATTAGAGATTTTGACGGTGCTACCTACTTTTATCTTCGAAGTGGAAGCGGTTTCCTTTATGGGTTCGGTCTTATGGCCAGATACACCAAGTTTATTATTAACCCTAGCAGCTATATCTCCCATGTGATTATAGAGATAAGTACCCGGGCATGACTTATTAGAAAACCATCTGTGAACCGTCATATTCTGCTTATCGACCTGGCCAATAAGAGACTTGTCAGCCTTCCACTTAAGCTCTTTGATGCCATTTCTTTTACATATATCAGCAACAAGATTTATAAGCGACGCATAAGCCTTAGCCGTAACTGCATAAGGCTCTTTCCTATCGGAAGCAACCTCAATAGTTACAGCACGATGATCGTTAGAAGCTGAAGAAGAGCACCAAGAACGATCCTTCTCTTCAACATACATACCTATTCTTCCATCCGGCCCTATTCCATAATTAGATGATGCCTGTCTACTTTTAGGTGCAAACACGTTGCCTATTGTCTCGACAGAGCACTGACCAACGACACAATGGATTGTAATCGTATCAATTTTGTGATTTCGATTTACATTCTTATTAGGTGAGATTTTGGTATAATTAACCAAGGGGCTATTAGAAAATCCCATTAGTCCTCATCTCCTTTATTATTTGAAAGTTCTTCAAGAGCTTCAGGTGACAGCTCTTCTTCAAAAATCTCTTCCGCAAACTCTTCCTGAGTTTCAGTAGTCTTTATTTCTTCACTCATGATCATTTCATCCTTTCGTGTGTAATTGGTTTCTTCGAGCAGCATTAAGAGCTGCGTTTCTACTCATAATGTCTCTTTTACTCATCTTCTTAGGAGGCTGATTCTTAATATTGCATACTCTAATCAGAGTAAGAAGACGATTAAGATGCCATTTCTGGCATTCAAATGGGATGTTTAAAGCTATCATCCAATAATAAATTAGCTCTGATGTAGTCTGTTCTCTACTTGTTCCTTTTTTGGTCTTATCATCGTTAAACCAAGTAGCAGTCATCGGAGCATCTATGTATTCATAAATTTTACGGATATTATCATCCGTTAAGCATCTATATACTTCGTCAGGGACATTTTGTGTAAGTGTCATGCATCTGACGTAATCGAGCATTTCTTCATCCGTTTTATTTGTTTTTGAGAGAAAAGGTTTGCACCATTTTGATTCCCATTTTGAAAGAGAGACAAGAGAATGCTCTAATCTTAACGTCTGTTCTTTAGTTGTAATGAATTCTTCATTTATTTCATCCCACAACTCAGTAGCCGGTATAGTAATTTCAAGCATAGCTCATGCCTCTCATTAGTTTTCTATTTAATATTTTACTTAGCAGCAGGCGCAACAGCATTAGCAGTCCTATCGGCCTGGGGAATAATGCCGTTAACAAACTTAGCCGCTGCATCAGCATCCGTAGCAAGTTCCATAAATAGATTAGAGTACGCCTCTGTCTGTGAGAACGAAGTGGCGATCTCTTCTGATTTGATGAATCTCTTGCCATCGGGACTCTTCTCGCCATATGCCTTAAGCACAAGATCTTTGAAAACCTTAATTATCGCCGGTGCATCCTGGGCTGCAACAATCTTCTGAATCATCTCAGCGAGACCGCCAGAAGTGCTCATTTCCATCTCCATGATTTCAGCCTTTGACAGATTAAACCAGAAGTCTTCGGTTCTCTCAACCCCATTATAGTCAGTGTAAGTAATAGTCTTTTTAAGCATAATAAGTTTCTCCTTTCAATTAAAAAGAGGGAACCGCCAGCCAATATCCCTGAATACGGTTCCCATAAAATAAATTCGTTTTTATTAGCCTGCTGCCGTCATGAGAGTCTTTATCTCATCCGGAAGAGGCAGGCGAGGTTCTACGCCATCACTTCCGCCATTAGTAGACGGATTCTTGCCATAAAGTATATCCTCAAGAGCAGCGAGTTTTGTTTCGTCAGCCTTAGTCGAATCGATAACTACTGTAGCAGTAGGCTTCATACCAGAAACGCTAACAGGGGTAGTTGTAAGCTCCCAAGAGAATGTTATTGCCTCGGGGCTATCATTTATAGTAGCATATGCCTTCTCTGAAGGAGATGCCATTGCACCATAAATAATATGAAGCTTATAGCCATGATCGTTACCATCAGTATCGTTGCCAAGAGTAGTCTTATAGCACAGGCCAAACGGTTTACGAGTCTGCTGACCAACATAAACGCCGTTAACAAGCGCTGCCGAACCGTCGCACTTAGCGAACTCCTCCGGATAAGTATATGCCTCAATAGTAGCGCCAAACTCCTCTGTTGAATAAAGGCTCAGATACTTAATATCGTCTGCATAAAGTGCAGTTGCCTCGGCTCCAGACGGGCTTTCAGTAACAGCCGTAAGGCCATTCCAAGCAACACCGTTGGTATATGTGCCATCTGTCTGAGGGTAGAAAACACCCTGCTTTACACCGGTTTCATAAAAATGCTCACCGGTCTGATCCCATACAAGTCTTGCCATTAAATTTTCCTCCTTAATAATATATAGTAAACACATCGTGATTGAGATTATCCGCGGTATAATGACGATCATATCTGCAAGACGGTAACTTTGAAACTTCTTCTACAATCTCGCTATCGGGATTCTTATCAATCACTATTAGCTCATAAGAATGCGACTGCCTATATGCTAAATTATCAGCAAAGTCGTTCTTTATATTGCTGCGACGATAGACAATCGCTGGATATTCCATTTTTACTGACTCTGGAGGCTGATAATATACGTTTTTTGATCCGAGCAAATTTTCCAGCTCATCCTGTAGTTCAATCCTACTAGACATTATAAATCTCCCCCAAAGTCAGTATTAGTCTCGGGTACGAAACTTCGACATTATCAATCTTCCATTTCGTACCCATAAACTCAATGTAACGAATCGAATGAAAGTTCTGAATGGCATACGGATCGGCCACAATAGAAATATCATTTGAAACTACTATATTATCATTGAGATTTTCAGATGATTGAAACCTACGAGTATTTCGAGTAACGTCTCCGTAATACTCTCGTACTGTTATGATCTCTTCCCATACTCCAGGATTTGTTTCTTTTGTCTCAGCAAAACCTATTTTACCGAACCATTTCGCCATTTTGAATTTTCACCTCGATTTATTTAATCGGCAACAGAGACCAGAGTAGCTGTTGCTGCGCTGCCTTCGGAACTGCCGGCCTTAGCATAAGTAATTGTTCCTATGTTGCTCGAAACAGCGAAACCAGTCGGAATGAAATAAGCTTCGCCGACCTTTATAACCGCGCGCTTAAGGAAAGCATCCTGAAGCTCACTTGTCTTAAACTGGATAGTGCAAGCGGAGTCAGCATATGCCTTCTTATCGCTGCCCTTTCCGTAAATCACAATAGCTGCAACGTTCTTGTCTTTTGCCTGATCAAAAATCTTATCCATTATAAATTACCTCCTGTAATTAAATAGCTAAATTAACCAGCAGCGACATCGAGCTCAAGCTCAATAGCGGAGTAAGGCTTAACGAGCGCGCCAGAGCAACGAGTCTCAATCAGGTACTTCTGCTGGTTGTAATCGATGTCGAAGTCATCAAACATGTTGACGGCACCGCCCTTATCAGCACCAACATTATAGTCTGCAAGGTTAACGATAATGCCGATCAGATCGCCACCCTCGGGGCCCTTAACGCCTTCCATAACCGGAACGGTGACAATCTTGCTGACACGCATAGCGGCCGCAACATCGGCATCGTTCTTATACAGACGATGACCCTGAGTGTCCTCAAGAAGAAGCGCGTTAGTAAGCCAATCCTCGGTAGTGTAGAAAGTCGGATTGCCGGAGCCCTTATAGTTCTTACGAGCCTTAACAGCGGACTTGATCATAGCCTTAGCCTTATCGTCATCGGTTGCATTAGTAGCAACGCTAACCTTCTGACGGATAGTATAAAGCTCAGAATCAGACACGACCGGACGAATATTGGACTCGTTGATCTTGTCATCACTAGAAGAAAGACGACCGTCACCGATAAGGATCGCACGAGCAATTTCCTCGTCAAGCATAACGCGCATCTCAGACTTCAGCCAAGCAACAACGTCGAAATCGGTAATGTCAATGACGTCGTCACGATCAAGCTTCTGCTTTTTGTAGATCGTAGTAGGAGTGGTAGTTCTCTTAAGCAGCGAGAAGACCTCCTCCTTCTTAAGGTTGCCCTTAATGTAACCCTTTGCACGAGCCTCATCCTCGGTTATATTGGCAAATACTGACTTAATACGAGAGAACGGAGTGTGATGGACAGCACCCATAACTGTGCTAACCCAGCCAGTGTCTCTCTTAATGAACTCGGGCGGATTGTTAAGTGTCTTCGCCTCGGGGAACAGATAGTCAATCTGCTCAATACCGTACTCATCGGCATGTGCAAGGAAGCTCTCCTTCAGGCTGCCGAAGCGCTTTGCATCACCAATAATTGTTTCCATTGCAGCATGAGAAAGAACATCGTCCTGCTGCTCATCGTTGTCAAATACGTTTCTTTTCATGTAATCGTCTCCTTCCGAATGTCCCATTTCATCTTCATAATCTTCATCATCGTCATCGGTCACACCGGCATCTTCGAGTGCCTGACCAATCATCGCATAGACCACAGTCTTCTGCTTTTCGCTGAGAGTATTAAATACATCAGCAACGGTCTCTTCACCGTCTGTCTTCTTAATATCTTCTGCCATTTTATTATCCTCCTTTGTAGTTCCTTCGCTATCTTTAGCGTCGCTTGAATGAGCAAGAGTAATCTCTTCTCCGGTGTAAATAATTGCCTCTTCGTCCGATTCTTCACCATGCATAATGATAGAATCGATAGAAGCTCCCGGGTTAGCTCCAGCAAGAACAAGACTAACTTCACGAATGTTTCCATGCAGCACATTTGACATCTTCTGCTTAAGCTGGTTTGCATAGATAGAGAGTGCGTTAACATCTCCATGCTGAACAAGCAGCTTTGCAGTCTTTCCGGATTCAGTATCGTTGAAGGTGCAATAGGCATAAACGCCTTCGTCTCGGTTCTCAAGAAGAGCATGACCTAGAACTTCATTCGGATCATTGTGCTGATGGTTCCATACAAGAGGAACAGTCTGCCCATCATTATGCTTAAATGCATCTTTCATGATGGTTCTGCCATCAGAGCATTTGAGATTAGCTTTGGTAGCCCATCCGCTAAAATCAAATCTTTCCATTTTGATTTTATCCTCCTTCATTGAATTTTTTAGCAATTTCACTGTACGGTCTTTGACCTAATGGAATTGAATCTTCCGTCTCTTCTTCATATGGAACTTCATCGTCATATGGTTCCTCGGCGTAAGGTTCCTCAGCATAAGGATCTTCAGCATAAGGATCTTCATATGGCATCTCCATTCCCTGATTCGGCTGAGATATATTGCTGTTGATAAGCTGATCAGCCTTCTGATCATCAGAAGGTTTAAATCCAATAATTTGCCTAATCTCGTTCGAAGTGAGCACCTCGTTTCTGGTAAACTTATCTGCAATCTCTGCAATGTTGTTTACCGGAACAAGTTTAAACGGGTCTCTAAAGGACAAGATTGTCTGCTTTTGTGACCGAGCAGTTTTGGTTAGAAACTTTCGTTTCATTTCGTCAACTATAGCTGACACAATTGGCTCAATTGTTCGATTATTGTAGTTGAGCATTGTCTTTTCGTCTGCTGTTCCATCTAAGATAGCCTGAGTGATTCCTAACTGGCTGTATAGCGTACTCGTTAGAGATTCGATCTGCTTCAATAGATTGTTCTCGACAGAACGATTCAACTGTGTGATACGTTCAGTACCATCGGTATAAGCGATACCATACTTAGAACTTGCTAACTGCATTTCGATGTCTTTTCGCCTATTTTCAGCTTGCTGACGTCTTGCTTCTGTTTTTATTACATAAGGCAACTGAATTATTAAGTCCAGTTTACCTGAAGCAGTTTGTTCATCTGTAATATCCAGCAAACTAAGTTTTCTTATGAGACGCTGCATGGTTGAGTTCGGCTCATTAATTATTGCGTAGAGAGGATTCTCAATTATGCCGACTGTACTTTTTGGAACTTTTATATCTTCTTTCTTTCCAGTCTTCTCATTGTAAACTCTTACTTTTACATGCTGTGGATACCATTCCAGAATCTTACCAGTTCTCATTGTCAAAATATCATATGAGCTGGTTTTATTAGGATCGAGTGTCGTGTCAACCGGAACTATTGCCACGCAACCTTCGTCGAACATAGACATGACAATATCCTGCTTAAACGCTCTCGCTGTCTGGTCGAGATTTGCTTCAAGTGTCAAGCAAGAATTAAGACCAGAATCTATTTCTGATACGAATCGGCCATTATCATCCAGACGGCAATGTTTAATATCCACAGATGCAACGTCAATTGCGATTCTATTATAAATGGACGTGACAATAGAACGCTCGTTTCCTCTAGTTAGCCTTACTCTATCTGGACGATAGTAATATCCTTGCCCAACATCTCTAAATTCTTCCGTGGGATCTCGACTCCGAAAAGCATTCCAGGCATGTCTCAGCCTAGATCCAAGTGTTTGCTCCATTTTGAATTTCTCCTCTCTGGTATACTAATTAGGCAAAAGAATCATCTGTATTGCTTAGATGTTTTCTTTTTGCCGGCTTGGCGTGTATAATACGAAGAAACTGCAAGATGAGCCGCAGGAGAAACAGGACCTCCAAGTATAGTAGTTGCGGCCGTTATAGCTCTTGCTCCAGCTTTTGAGCCTCCAGCAGCTATTACGCTATTGTAAGTACGGTTAGCAAATGCTCCTCCTAATACATTAGTAGCAAATTTTGCACCTCTACTTCTCGTTTTATACACATCTCCACGAGCTTTTCTGAATTTGTTACGTCGATTTTCTTCAGCAAGTTTTTGCGAATATCTTTTAGCATCCGCTCTGTCTTTTTTAGCATAGTTTTTATACTTTGCTTCTATTTTAGATGCCTTCTCGGTCTTTCCCTTAGAAAGAGCTTTAGCTGATTTACGATTGCCAATCTCGTTCCATTCTTTTGCGCTTTCTTTAGCAGTTCTTAATTTTCTAGTGTAAATTCTAGCTTTTCTTCGTCCCCATTTCATACCGGGAACACCATAGTGATAAAGTTCGTCGGGGCTCGGTGTATAATTGTATTCCCACATAGTAATCCCTCCTTTAGTCATAGAAAACGTGCTTGTAGATCGATTAAAATTTCATAAAAAAGAAGACAGCTTGTGTCTTCCAGCTGTCATCTTCTATTAACATAGTGTTTCCATAGCAACGATATGATTTCGATCTTTTTGTGCGTTGGAATTTTTACGGTAGGAATAAAGTTATAATCACGAAATAACTCAAATTTGTCATTATATCCATTATTCTTTGCGATCTGGTCCAATACTCCAAAAATAGATGTTTTTTTCATATTCGGTACCTCCTTTCATTATATAGAAAGTTATAATCGCGAATTATTTTTTACCAACGTTCTTACGCTTTTCCTTATTAACCAACTTTAATATCTCTTTTCTTGAAAGTTTGGAGTTAGGATGCTCGGCCAAATATTTATCTATTTTTTTACTATCTGAGATGCTTTTTCCAACACCAACAGCGGCAGCTACCTCAACGGCTTGCTTTCCAGAATTCTTAGCTATTAAGCCCAAAGAATATTTTATAAGATTGTTGTTGATTTCAGTATCGGACACCTTTTTATTTCCTATTTTCTCCCATTTACCATCACCAAAGAAGATAGTAGGGCTTTTGGATATTTTTTTATAACCGCTATAACGAGTATCGTTTATATCCAACACAGCATTATACCCCCTTTTCTCAAGCTCAGAATAAAACTTTTTATTTATTCCTTTATCCTGAAACTCCGGCGTAGCTAATGCCTGATTAAATCTATCATAAAACTTTGCGGGATTCGATTTGAGCAATTTTTCGGCGTCGTTTCCATACATCGTCGATTTTATAGTGTCAAGAACGTCTTTCTTAAACTCTGGGTCAGCGCCCATTTTATCGTATAGAGCTTTTCTAGCATTTTTAACAGATGCACGTTTAATGTTTTGAGTAAGCTTGATCTTATTATTGTATATTCCATCATAAGCTTCTCCCAAACTCGCTTTTGCCATTCCTCTCTTTTCATTAGGATACAACATTCTATAAGCCAATTTATCTCCTCTATTAATTGCGCCATAAAATGGAGAATCTTTAAATGTTGCTTTACCGTTAGCACCAATATTCTGAATCTCTACACCGGACTTTATGACTTTGTCACAATAATCTTGACCGATCCTAGTTGCCGCTTTCGTTGCTATAACCGCAACAGAGACAGCTGCAACTGTTCCAACTACAAGTTCGGCTCTCATTCTTTGCTTAGCAGCAACTTCTGCAGCACTTTTAGAATATCCTTTTTCAATATATTTCTGAATTAATTTATCCTTATGTTTCTGTATCGGATTTTTTCCTAGAACTGCCGTCTTCTTCGTTATAGCGTTTCTTTCCTGCATTAGTTAAGCTTCCGTCTTTATTCTGAAAACGACGGACACCCCACTTCATACCTTTAACACCGTGGTGGTAAAGCTCATCGCAGTTTGTAATATAGTTATATTCCCACATAACTACACCTCCATTACTCAAATGCTTCACTGTTAATCTTATAAGCGATAAAAGCATCCATCATAGCTGCAACAGCATCTATCTTCTGATCGTATCGCTTCTTTAAAAGTTTTCTATTGCCGTTGGTATCTTCAAGAGTAATGCAGTTACCCATCGCAAAAGTCATAAGCTCTTCATCGAACAAAAGCATTCTTTCTTCAGCAAGCTTTTTAAGTTCGCCTAAAGGAACCGACTCTGTTTTAGCTCCCTGTATAACTTTTTCGATACCGAATGGTCCGTTTTCTCGTTCCCATCTCTCTACGAATTCTCTCGCATTATATGGGTCGAATCCAAAACATCGGACATCATACTCGCACTGAGCTATATGATTGTCTAGATCGTCATAAACTTGCATCATGTCAAGAATAGTTCCTGGCATGACAATTAGACTTCCCTCTTTTATAAACTCGTCGTACTTGCTTCGCATAGCAGATGGGAGTTTCATTAGAGTTAATTCGGTTATGTAATTTCGAGTCTTGATACCAAATTCGCCTCTAGCTAGAGGGAACATAAATGTAAATGCACAGAAGTCATCGCCCTGTGAGAGATCCGCTCCCATCGAGCACGGCATTCTCCAAAAGTCTCGTTTACGATGAGGAAGGGTTTCTTCATAAGTAAAGTAATATGTATAGCCCTCCATAGGTATGCCGAAACGTTTAGCCAAAATATCATTTCTAGTCGCTGGTGCATTCTCGGCTCTATCAACGTCTAACTGATACGTCTCATAGGTAACCGTCTTACCGAGATTCGGATTAGCTTTTACCCACATCTCGGGATGCGCAACCTCGTCGATAGAATCGAGCTTGTACCACCAAATCGAAACATGCGGATTTATATACTCGCCCTTAAGGATGTCCATTAACTCCATTTTGATTGTATCGCCGCTTCCATTACGTACCGTACCTTCTGAGCTTATAGCAACGATGAGATAATCATCATTCTTAGAAGCTCCCTGTTCTATTGCACCGATTACATCTTCTCTGATGTCTCCTGATAACCATTCATCCACGGTAGCAATCTTGCATCGCAGACCCTGGAGCTTATCAATACTCATAGGTCTGATCTCAAGCAAAGAACCAGTCAAGAAATTTTCGACACCCTTTTTAGTAGATGCCAGTTTTACACGATTCGCTTTTGAACCTGTAGTATTCTGTAAAGAGCCATCAGTAAGGAACTTATAAAGCGGCCCTCTAGCTCTGGTTATAGCGGTTCGAATTGGTGACATAACTTCTTCTGCTTGCTTCATTGTAGGAGCCGTAGTAATTTGGTGAGTTGTAGAAGTATCAACGTTTAAAAAGAAGTTCTGAATGCAAGAGCCATACATTGATTTCGCGGCACCTCTTGCCACGATCAAATACTGTTTGTTTATCAGTCTCTTCTTTATCGACTTTGTAACATAATGTCCACCATGACCATCTGGAGACGGTTCATACACGCTTCTTTCAACAAAGTAATACCAACCGAATATCTCCTCTGCCCACAGTTTGAATGAATCCAGTAGATTCAAATCTTCACCATCAGTTAGAGTTAATTCACTCTCACAATAATCGATAAAACCTTCAACAGCCTGATCATCGTAATAGACAGCAGGATTAGCAATAAGGTCGTCTATTCGATTCATCTCCATAGAGATTTCTTTACATACGGGTATTTCGCCTCTGATTACGGCATCACGAAACTGGCCGTAATACTTTGGAACGGCTGTGTTTGATAATGCCATATCTCGACGCCTCCTTATTAGATGTATCTAAATGCTTTTTTGCCAAACTTAACAGCCCTTTTTACTTGCTCTGCATTTATACCAACTGGATGGCCATTAAGCCGCACATCATATTTTCGAAGAACGGCATTAGTAGCAGCTACTCCAGCAGTTACAGCAGCAGTTCCGGCAGCAGCCTTTACTGTCATAGTCATTGCACGTTTCATGCTAGCCTTTTTTCGAGATCTGTTAGCAGCTACTTGTTCTGCTTTTCTTGCTTTTGCTCTTTCAATATCGTGCTTGCTCATCAATTCATTATATCTTTTCTTGAGCTGCTTATTAGATGGGTCGGCAGTAAGCTGTTTCTTTACCTTCTTAGCTTCGCTCAGATACTTTCTAGAAAGATCTGAACCAGTCTCTTTTCTGACCTGTCCTTTTCGATAAGTAGTATTCTTGCTAAGAGCTTTTTTATACGCCTTTTCATCGGTTTTGTACTGCTTCTTAAGCTTCTTATCAGATCGATTATTCTCATAAGCCATTTTTGATGCATTGGCTTTCTTTCCAAGATCTATAGCATCAGATCTTTTCTTAGCGTTCTCTTTCCATTCATTAAAGCCCTCATCAACCTTTTGATTTTTCTTTCTGGCAATAGCAGAGCGAACTCCTGTAGAGCGATAATCTCTTTTTCTTACACCCCACTTCATACCTTTAACACCATGATGATAAAGTTCATCGCTTGATTGAGGATAATTATAGGTCCACATATTATTCACCAACTTTCTTAAAGTGCACGCCCTATGTTTTTGCGCATAATATCGCGAACAGCATAATCGCCAAGCTTATCTAAAATTTGATTACCAACTCTTTTATAAGTTTTATAGGCTCCTTCTGCAGCGGCAATTGTTCCTGCTGTGGCTATAAGACCAGACACTATTTTCTTTCCTTTGCTATTCTTTTTAGTTAATTGAGCATATTGTCTTTCCATTTGAAGACGATTATTTCGGTTTCGAAGTTCAGCATCGCTCATACTTGAAACGCTCTTTTTACTATGAGCTTTCTTATAATCTTCATGAATCGGTTCAGAAGGTTTCTTCTTCCTTTTTATTCTGATTTTATGACCGAGCTGAGATGGCGATCGTCTTACACCCCACTTCATACCGAGGACGCCATAATGATAGAGTTCATTATTATCCATTTTGATTTTCCTCCTCGAATATTAAATTGTTCATATTATGCCGAGCATCTGAAGAATCTTTATAGCCGCGACATAAAACATTGCACCATAGAGACCAAGCTGGTTCATAAGATTAAAAAGTATTGCTGTGATCATTTGTTGCACCTCCTTTTAATCAGATTCGCCAGGGTCAACTGAAACGTTCAACCTCCACTCAAGTTCGCTAATCATTCGATTCATAGATTCCATCACAGCAGAACTGAGAGGTGGATCAAACAAAAGTTTTACCTTCAAATATACATAAGACTTTACAGCTTCGAGATTTGAACCGGTTGAGATAAAGTCGTCCCAAGTATCCGATTTGCCCTCTATACTGAAGCCTTCAGAAGGACCGACACCAAGTTGTGTTAGGATCATAAACACTGAATTAATGTGCATGATCAAATCAGCATCGAAATGCTCATAATCTTCTGTAATTCCGAGCATCTTTTTAACTGATGTCAATATGCTATCCAAATTAATACCTCCTTTAATGTCGCCAAGGACAAGTGTCGTTCTTGCTTCGTTCAACAGGAGATGCGACTAACAGAGTTTCATCTCCGTAGTGAATAGCATTGTGTGTGTTCATTGTAGTAGTTATAACGTTGTTCGGATCGAATACCATTGGATTACGATCAAGTACGTCTGCAACTGTAATCGGATTGATGTGATGGACTATAATCTTTGGTCTGTGAAGTTTCCCATCTTTATCTCTAGCACCGAGTATTTCGTGATCCTCGCATGCTAAATCGCATCCATTATCTCGAACTATTATTTGGTCCCTAAATCTTCTCCACTCTCTGGAGTTGTAAAGGACTTGGTTAAGATATCTATCATATCCGAATGTCTCTTTTCCAACTGCTCCTTTGAGCTGAAGATAATCAAATCGCTCTTCAAAAGTTGGAATGGTGATTAATTCCAAATATGATCTATTACTCATTAGAATCACCGTTTCCGCTATACTTTCTCATGGCTGCAATAGCGTCTGAGTACAACTCCTCTACTCTCTTAGCAGACTGAAGAGCTTCTGTCCTAGCTCGAAGTAGTTTGTTTTCCTCTTCCAGTTTTTCTTTTTCAAGCCGCTCCTTTGTAGAACCAAGCTTTAAAAAATGAGTTATAACCTGAGAAGAGGCGGTTCCTTCTAGTAACTGTTTTTCAGCAAGATCGACGGCTAGAGCTATCATCTGATTTTCTCTCGACTCTGGTGTCAGACCCGGTCTTAATTTTTTAGTTGGTTCTGACTTCTTAACTTTCGCCACCTATCCCGCCTCCTCTCCATTTTGATTTTTATTAACTTTTGGTCGCCTCTTCAAAGTAAATTCCAACAAGCTGCGACGGTACATAGTGCAGTATAGTACCTTGACCGTTGCTGTCGTCTCTCGTGCATCTGTAAATTTTGCCGCCGTCGAGATAGTACTTGTCTTTAAAGTACCTCATGCCAGCCGCCGCTGTAATCGGGTTATCTATCGTGCCGTCCTCGCCGACCGTGATAGGCTCCCAATGCGCGGCGGTGTTTTCCGGCAACCATGTCGGATTTGCTGATATAGCGTTGTAACAGCGATACAGCCCGCCCGGTCTGCGGACTATACTGCCGACGGCATAATCGGCATACCCGCTCCAAAGCGGATAAAGCTCGGCATATTTTAAAGCTTCTGCGTCCGTCGTGACCTTCGTCAACACGCCATCTATCTTGTCGCGATAAGCTTTTGCTTCTGCTCGCGTCATATATCTGCACCTCCTGTGATTATTTTCAGTGCTTCAGAATCGGATATTTCGCTGTCCGCATCGGTTTCCGCGTAGGTATATCCGGCATTCGGCAAATCTATGGCGGTGTCATATATCTCGTCTGTACCGACCTTCTGGATTTTCTTGCCGACATCGCTGTAAGTGTAGATTAGTCCATCTGTACGGGTCTCTGTTTTTATCATGTGCTCGCCTCCAACGCCGAAATCGGCTTGATTTGATTTGCAAGAGCAACCCAGTTTGTCGCCGCCTTGTAGCTGTCAACGAGGTTATCCGGCACATAAATATACCCCGTGCCCGCTGCTATCTTGCTTCCACGCAGCGCAACCGAAATGTCGGATATCACACAAACGGACGGAGTGCGGATAATGAGCGTTTCAAGGGATGTACAGTCGGTAAACGCCGTTCGATTTATATTTGTTACCGCCGCAAAATCGGCTGTCTGAATTGTCGAGCCGCGAAAGGCATCAACAGGCAATACCGTAATAAGAGGTAGGTTTGCAGATGTCAGATTTTTCGCCATATTAAAACACTTATCCCCTATTGTTGTCACTAAAGGGAAATCAGCTTGTTGTATTCCAGAGTTAACAAAAACATCTCTGTCAAACTCGGTAACTTTAGGAAGATTTATTGTCTGTAAGTATTTGCACGACTCAAAAGCATTTCGTTTAACTTGAGTAACATTCGGCAAATCAATCGCTGTAAGAGCCTGACATCCTAAAAATGCGCACACTCCGACCGTCGTTATACGGTCGTTTGAATATGCGCCCGATATTGAACGGGTAATAATAGCGTCCTCTATCGAGCGGTCTGCACCGCCGCTTGTTATCGCGTCAACCGCATCACCGAAACCTTTAGCGGAGTCCCATATTATTTGATTAGTATCTCCCGTTTTATTGCGAATGCGGTTAGCGGTATAAGTCATGGCTGCATCAAGTGCAGCGGAATCAACTACCTTGTCAAATGCCATTAGTAACTACCTCCTGTCCACTTCGGCAGGGCGGCGAGAGTGTCCGCGACTATTTCTGCCTTGTCTGCCGCCGTCCAGTAGTCAGTACCCTTGACAGGCGTTTTGCCGTCTGCGCCCGGCGCTCCTGTGTCTCCCTTGTCGCCCTTGAGTCCGACATCAGAGCCGTTATATTGGAGTTTGCCGTTTGAGTCGGAAAGCTTGTCAAGTGTATCTTTGTTGGCGTGGGTGTGGGATTTAGGGACGAGTGCATCGATAGCCTCTTGGACTGTAGGCATGTTCGGTAATGCGTCATTTGAATAACTAACAGCTCCAGCTTCGATTTCTGTCATAAGAAATTGCCATCTGGCTTTGTTTTCGCTGACTTTTTGCACGAATGAAGCTATCACCTGACCAGCTAAGAACATGCCAAAATAATAAAAGTTATCTTGAACGCCTTGAACCATTGGCAGCTCTAAAATTGTACCATCAACGGAAGCAACCAAAACAACCCTTTTTTCGGCGACAACTGCCTCGTCTATCTGCTCGACTGTTGTATCGCAAGATGTAACTATAAGTTCGCTTCCCTCGAATTCAACCGTCATTTTGATTACGAAATCCCTACCTAAAGCCTCACCGTCATAAGCAGGCTTTCCGTCGGTTTCAGAAAACTTATCAAGCACCGACTTGTTGGTGTGACTGTGAGATTTAGGAACAAGCTCATTGAGAGCATCTCCGACTGTCGATATGCGCGGCATAGCATCGTTGGAGTATTCAACAATATCTGCTGCAATAGGCGACAAATAAAACTGCCAATCATCTGTGCCAGACTCAGGGTTCTTAGCTACATTTGCTGCCACCAAGGACGAGCTTAAAAATGCTCCGAAAGTGTATGACTCACTGTATTCCATCTGAGTCATTGGCATAACGTATTTGTCGAATGCAATAGCTTTAATATTTTGGCCGCTTGCAACTGCAGCATCAATCTGCTCCATTGTTTTATCGCAAGAAGTGACTGTATAATTATTGCCGTCGACTTCAATTGTCATTTTGATTATGAAGTCGCCCGCTACGCTGCCTATAGAAATATTACCAGAGAGACTTACTACATTAGAAATACGACCGGAAAGATTTGCTCTATTAGGAATATGACCTTTGACAGTTCCGGTCTGTTCGATGTCTGAATTGCTCATTACCACGTTACCTCCTTAAGAATCTTGAAGGGCGTCGGAACGATAACTGTATAAACATCTCCGCCGGCAGTAGTGAGCTCAACATCATATACATACTTGCCATAGGGAAGATCACTTGTATCGCTCGGTCTTATATCAAACTGAGTAGATCCTTTGACTTCTTTCTTAACATATGGTGTTGGATCATTAACGGTTCTTTTAATTGTAAACCTTAATGTGTCAGTGGCGGAAACTATATAGTCTTCACCTGTTAAATCGTTCTGTATACTTACAGACAGCCTAGCAGTGTCTCCTCGTGTCAGCTCAATGCTGCCGTCGTCATTAACGTATAACACTTTTACTCACTTCCTAACTTGTTTTAAATATAAAAGAATCACTTCAAGACCACATTTAAAAGAGTTCATAAGGAGTTATAAGAAGATTGTATATACTTTTTAAGAAAGGAGAAAGCAAACAATTAAAGAAGAGGTGATTCTGAAAGATGAAGGTAGAATATAACGAGAACTCCTTAGCTTCTCTACCCTGCCACTGGCTTTCAGTTCCAGTGTGAACTCTTTTAAACATGGTCTTGAAAATATAAAAATTACCCCCGGAGAATTTTTGAGGAGGCCGGCGATGTGGGGAGGGGGTGTAATTTTAGCGACCCCCTCCCTATCCTTTTATGTATCGGTGTTATTTCTTTTTATTTTCTTGTAAATACCAAGAAAATCATATTTGATGATTTCATCGATTGCTCGTTCAATTTCAGCATCGATTTCTTGATCAGACATATCATCTGTAGGATTTGCTATTCTAGCTAAGTATGCACAAGAGTTATAACCTTTACCAATGTCGAACATAAGCCAAGAAGCAAACTGTTCGAATGGATTAAAAGGATTATCGACTGTTGTCAGCATAAACTTACTTTCCATAATCAGTTCACTCCTTTCAAATAGGCAGAAACTGTTGATGTTGAAACACCAAGTTTCTTTGCTATTTCTCCAATTGTGTAATTGGAATCTCTCATTGCTTTAATCTGATTAACTTTAGCTGGACTCAAAGTCGTTCTAGAACGAGGCATTGCTCTTTCTTTAATATCATCAATATCGGTATTGTTAAGTATTTTCTTTAACGTTGTTTCGCTAACAGCTCCTGCTTGTATAGCTTCCCATTCTCGATCAGTTATTTTTATAGAACGATCTCTTCTAGCCACAGCTCCAAGTTCTGAACGATATTTAGTTAGCGCTCTCTGATTTGCTTTCTTAATATCGAGTTTCTTAGAAGCCTCTTTTCGTGTCATACCAGGATTAGCATCCATTATATTTTTTATTTTTCTGTCGATTTCGGCAGCTGTCTTAATATTAGCCATCCTTTCACGAGGAGCATTTTTTAAAGCTTCATTGAGTTTAATATTTAAGTCTGAAACTTCTTTACGATATACTTCCTTAGCCGTCTTAGAATATGCAATTTTTCCTGCCGACATGGTCTCCTTACGAGCTTGATTAGCCAGGGACTTCATATGATTTGCATAGTCGGCATATAGCATTTCCATGGGGTTATTTGCATCAGAAATAAGAGTACGGGCATCATTTGTTTCTGCCATTTTTGTACTATCTTGTGTACGAATATTTGTTTTATAAACAATATCGCCGGATTTGTTAGTGAAATATACGCGTCCAGTTCCAGGATCAACATTTTTTATAGGCTCATATTTTGAAGCTGCTTCTTTATCATCGGCTTTATATCTGATCTTTTTACCATCTTCTGTAGAAATAACTATTTCATTATTTTTTTTATCGTATTTTTTAATTGGATAATATATATCATCTGCCGTTTTCCAAATAAGCGCACCTTCTGGTTTACTAGGATCATACCATTTTTTATCTTTATAATTTATAAGAGGGCTTCCCTGTCTTTTAGGAACAGGCTCTATACTCTTACTTCTTGATATGATTGTAGATGCACCGCCGTTTTGATAATCTTTTTTTAGGCCAGATATATTATTATCTAGTTCGCATTGCTTATAATCAAGATGGTGTTTTTCAGCATCGATAACAACCATGCTATAACGAACAGCTCTTTCTATTTCGCTTGGTGTCGCTCCTTTTAAAGTCATATCAGTAATAAGATTTGAAGCCACACCCATTTGCTGCTGCTTATAAGCTTCGCTCATTGTACGATATTCTACACCGTTTCTATAATAATGAAGCTTTCCGTTTGAATCTTTTTTCACTTCATCTGGACCATAAGCATCTTTTGGATCAAACCCTTTTAATCCTTTAAGCTCATCTGTTGATGTGATTCTGACTTTACCTTTTCTATCATGTGTAGGTATGCACATAACAGTGTCACCATCAAAATCTGCTCCAGACAAACGATCAGCATTATTCTTATTTATTCCAACCGCGTCAATGGACGATGTTCCTATAATATCTCTTGCCAATTCGTTTTTATTGTTTACCTTCAGTATAGGTATTTCGAATGTGCCTGCATGAGGATATCTTATAAGAGCTAGTTTAGTTCCATCTTCGTATCCAGGAGCATAAATCTCGTTGTCCTTAAGCGTATTAACTGGAATAATAACATGGTATTTCTGACCAGGCAAAGCAGCTGCCTGAAGATGAACGGCTGCAGAGTCGCATTCATCTGCAAATTTAGTTAGCAAATGTTTTTTAACTGTAGGATTTGGAAATGAACAAATCTCATCAAACTCTGCTACCTTATCTGCTTCCGCCAAATTTAGCTGCTTTTTAGCCAATTCTACAGACTGCTTAGATAAAAACTGCGAAGGAAGTTTATCTTTCCATTCTGTCCAATCTCCTTCATCTGCTCTCTTATTTATAAGACCGAGTTTTTTATCTTTAACATTCGGATCGGTTGCGCTAACACGCTTTCCTGTTTTAGGATCATACCAATATTGTCCTCCTTGATCGGCATCTTTTATCAAAGAACCAAAAGGATTGTCAGGATCGTCCTTTATAGTTTTAAGAACATCCATTTTTGGAACACTCTTAGATTTGTTGGTGTTAAAAATAACATCAACGCCATCAGGAAAATCTTTTGGATCGCCATAAACAGCCATACCTTTTATATATTTGTTACCATCAACCATTATACGAACCTGAGAATATCGCGACTCTCCAAGCGACAAATCTGCTACTCCTGGACGAAGTTCAACAATGCCATCTTTATCGATTCCTCCGTCTTCCTTATATCTAATCATAAGGCGATTTGAGTCCATACTTTCAGGATAATTGAATTTCTTTTCAAACGTGTTTCCTCCGTCACGAGAAATATATTCTTTAAGTGTATGAATATTATTATAGTCGTAAACGGCGCTAGAAACTTTTTGGCCTTTAGAGTTGATTTTATATGGCGTGTCAGGAGGAGCTATAACTTTTATAGTTGTCATCTGACTAGGGTTGCTTGCCTGCGGAACTCGACCTCCAAGGACATGATATCCCTCTACTTCAAGAAGAGCAAGAGCCTGATTAAGTTTTTCTTTAGAAATATTAAGCTCTACATCTACGCCAGTACCAAGAAGAATCATACCCTTTTCGTCAACGTTCTTTTTTATAAAATCTGCGGTCTCTTTTGCTTTTAGCATTCTACTTTCAGATTTGCTATCCAGTAACGAACGAACAGTTGACTCGTTTATATTTTCGCCAAACCTTTCGCTCATTCTTCTAGCGATCTCTGTAGGACCAAGACCGTCTTCTTTTAGAGATTTAGCAGTGGATACTTTGAGCATTCTTCGCTCATCTTTAGCAAGGCCTTTTTGAGTACGATACTGAGTTGTGGTCAAACCAAACTCATTCATGATATTCTCGGGTGTTTCTTCCCAACCTTCTTTTTTAAGTATCTCAATACGAGCAAGAAAATCAGCATTACGCTGATAAGGATTTTCTCCTGATCCCCAAGGAAATCGTCCGCTACGACGAGGCATGCCATAATGCTCCAGTGTTTCGCCGTCATCTGATCCGCATCCAAAATATGACATAATCTCTTCTGCAACAGGATTCATGATCAACTCTCCTCATAATCAATTTTTTCTAGCAAATTATTAAGATGAACAATCTTATCCATTATCGGAACAATATCTTCTGCTGTAGGATTATGATACAAAATTTGATCGTTCTGATAAATTCTCAATTCCATATCAATATCGCTCGGCTTAATTTTGTATTCCAAACAAAAAAGAGCAGCATAAACTTCAAGCTGCTCCATATGTACTGGAGTTTTTCCCGTTTTTAAATCGTGAATTCTAAGCATTCCATTTCTAAAACATATAGAATCTGCTGTTCCAAAAAATCGATCAGAATAATATAAAACAACCTCCGTGCTCATCTTAAATCCAATTGCATCGTTAACATATGCATAAATTGTCTTTTTAGAACGAGGCTGCTTTATTCCTAAATCTATAGTGTCTTTAGCCCATTGATGAAATCTTGTTCCCATCTCTGCAGCTTTTTTGTTTGTGTACACCTCAATTGCTTTCTCGTCACTGTACCTTAACCAACTAGACTGGCTAGCACTAAATGGCGCATGAAGTCCTTCAAGATTTGAATGCTTTATGAAGTTCATCCAAAACCTCCTCCTTATTTTCTGGATAAATGAAACTAGAAAATGACATTTCATTCATCTTTTCAACATAATGATCTTGGTTAGGCCGTTTTCTTTCATCCGCGCTCTTTTTGCATTCTAATGAGGCCCACTTATCCTTGTATAGTACAAGCAAGTCTGGAATCCCCTGAATATAACTTGAGTCATTCTTCATTACAATGCACCCCGGAAATGTCTCTTTCAACTCTTTTATTAATTTGGCCTGAAATTTATTCTCCAGCATAATAAGTAGGCCTCCTTTCTGTAAAAATGTAGTCCTAGCTTTCTTACTAACGCAATCTGCAAGTTCATACCGGCTAGGACCAGTTAAAAAATATAAAAGAAAAAGTATGCTTAAAAAATAGCACTTTTTACCTTCCTCTCATAAAAGTCCATGTTTTTTTCGCGAATTTTAAAACTGCCAAAAATATGTAGTTTAAAATTCCGTAAGCTCAGATACATCGCAACCTAATGCTCTTGCAAGCTTGTCGATGACAAATCCAGTAGGCATAGTTTTTCTATGTATATAATTGCTGATGCTCTGCTGAGAGACTCCTGATACCTCGGACAAATATGATTGATCGAATCCCTTATCAACCATAAGTTCAACTAGTCTATGAGCAAACTCTCTTTTCCAACTTTCCTCACTGCCATCATAAGGAACTACAGTTCGGAAGCTATTCATTAAATCATTATACTCAATAACCGAACCATCGTACAATGTTATAAAAATAACATAATTGCTTTTTTGCTTAAACGACGCTGCTTGTGCAGCAATTGAAGGATAATACATCTCAAACCTGTCAAATATCGTGTCGTTCATTAATTTGCACCTCTCTAATTGAGTAATTTCATCTTTGCCCACTTTCCCAGAAAAATATGGGTTTTTAACCGGCTATCTTACTTTACTAATATATTAGTAAAATCGCATAGCTAATATAAATAGGGGTAATATCCGGGTTTTTGGCCAAAAAGTGGTCTTTTTCATACAATTTTAATAAAAATAAGAGGCTCAGTTTGTTCCAAGCCTCTTCTTTCATTACTTTTTTGCTTTCTTTTTAGCAACATCCAAACCAATTGCTTTATAAATTTTAAGTTTTCGCCCACGATATTTAGTAGTGTCTGCAATAATCCAAGCACAATATCCGTCAACAAGGAACATGTTTTCATCAACAATTATCGGGCTAAGCTTCTTATGTAGGGCAAATTCCATCTCTTTTTCATAGAGCTTTTCGGACTTAGGAGGTGCCTTCTTAAATGCTTTAGTAATTTTAATCTCGTCGAAATGCTTCCTAGAAATTCGTTTGCATTTATATGTTTTGAATTTCATTTACCTTTCTCCTTTCAAAATATAAAAGAATAGGACACCATGTTTCAGATGTCCCATTATTCAGTTTTTAGGATATAATCTAATTAGTTTCTTTTTACATTTATTAGCTGTTTTTTCATCACTGTCCTTAAGAGCCTTTTCTCCTTTAGACCAGTAATAATAAAATCTAATATCTTTGAATGACTTCATAGAATATCCTCTCCTTTCATAATAGGAGTTGCTATTTTTGCGAAAAAGAAAAGACCCAGATTTTTCTGAGTCCCTCTTATTTTTTTATAAAAGTTTAAGTTTTGGTTTTTGTTTTGTTTTTAATTTCTCCAAATCTTCTTTTGAATATCCCATATTAAGTAATAAACTTTCTGCCTCTTGAATATCAGCTTCTATTGATTCGTTGTTTTTACGCATAGAATTACTTATAGCTTTCAATTCTTCAGTTTGCCTGTCTATCTCTTTCAATATTGGATCTTCTTTTTTAACCTTTTTTCTTAAAAAATTAAACATAACCAAACACTCCTTTCATAATAGGAGATGCGTTTTTCGCGATCAAAATATAAAAGAGAAAAGCCTTAGTATATTTTAACCAAGGCTTTAATCTCATCTTTTAGTAATACTATATCAAGCCTCTTCTATCATACATCTCAACAAGCTTCATCATATGCTTCTTATTGAATTTCTCTGCTTGTTCGTCGCTTCTTAAACCTAAAGCGTGCAATGCATTGTGAATATCAATTAAGTTTGCATGATAACGAGTTGCCAGTTTTAGTATAGTTTTTTCCAATGACATAAGTATTACGCCTCCTTTCATTATAGGAGATGCTTATTTCGCGTGTGAAAGGTCGTCCGTCATAATATGTAAAAAATTATGAGTCTCGTCAACAAACTGAACTTTTGATGGGTTAACTCGCTCGATCCGGTCATCAAATTCAATGATGCCAAATATCCGTGAATATTGACCTCCAGGATGAGAACCAACCGTTAAACCAGGAGCAATTACATCAGCATACTGCTCCCAGCAATGGAAATATCCAAGTTCTTTGTCTACTTTACATAATCGGAGTTCTTTCTTGACTGTGATGTTACTCAATGTAGCCATTATTTTTCTCCTTTCAAAATATAAAAGAGAAAAGACCCGATGCAAATTACACCGAGCCTTTGCTCTTTATAAATATTGATCTACTCTTCCGTCAACATTAAAGTCTAGTACGATGTTTGATGAATTTTTATCACTGATAATAAAATCAATGTAGTTATCTCCGATTGGATTCTTTTCGTCATAATGCCAACCTACTACGCAACCCTCTTGCGATCTAGGAAATCCTAGTATTTTATAAACCTCATTTAAAAATACGGTATTCCTAGTTTTCAAGAGTTCATTAGTATATTGCTGACAATACTTGATAAACATCAGATTTGCCTCATGATTCTTACGCCAGTGAACATTTTTTTCATCAAATATTCTTGCGTACTTACTATATGCCTTTTCCATAGTAAATCACTCCTTTCATAATAGGAGATGCGTTTTTCGCTAAATATATAAAAAAAAAAAAGACCCAGATTTTACTCT